TAGGCATTCTGCCTAGCGTTGCCGGTACGGGAACAATCCACTCTGAGCCTACCAATGAGCCAACGTTCACGCCACCTTGCTTGACAACAACGCTTGACGTTTGCCCACTAGCACGGGTCTGAAATAGCAGACCGTTTATATTCACTATAACATCGTTAAACGGTGGGCACGGTGGAATAAACGCATCAATAGGAATAGATTCACTACCACCACTTGGAATACTGCCTGAATCAACAACAATGTCATCTAATGTAAGTGAGTAGTTTGCATCTAAACATATCGGAGTTATTGCATTGCATGTAACACCCTGCCAAAGTCCAATATTCGGTATGTTTACATCTTGACCCGTGCCCGTGTTTTTTGATTTTCTAATCGAAACCTTGTCTTTAAACTCTGCTAAAACCTTCGCATACTTCGTGCCTATGCCCTCGAAATATTCAAATTCAGGCGTGTTGTCATCGCTTAATATTACGGGTAAATCAAGTATCTCTTTATAGTGGTTGAAATTGTTGAAATCCGAAATATAACATTCGCTCGCGTGAAGTAAATGTATCTGCTCTACTCTTTGAGTTTTACACTCCAATGTAGGCTCAATGATTAGCGAATAACTATTGTTTGACTTTCTGAATACGTTCTCCCGCTTCTTGCTTATCTCAGTGTTGTTCTTTGTTTCGTAATTTGGTTGTCTATAACCAAAGAAACCACGCAAACGAACCGCATCGCGAGCGCCTGAGCCACTGAAATCAATGTCATAAAGCTCACTATATTTGTTAAAAATTGATGCTATTCTTACAGTGCCCTCAGCTTGCGCCCTAGTGTATTTTAACAGAAAAAACGTGTTGAATGAAAACTTTTCTGTAATTCCTGCGAGCGTAGTTTCAACAAAAACCTCATAAGTGCCTTGAATGAGTTGACTAGCCATGTCGTAATACAACCGCCAATCAATTACGAAACCACGAGCAAAATCATCATTCGGGAAATTAACCACAACACCAAGCGCTGGTACTTCTGCACCACCGTTGTATTTAGTCGTGACAGTTAATACTTGGCAACGCTCAAAAATCAATGTATGGTCGTTCTTGTACGTTGTAGAGTCCTGCGGGTCAGCCAACACAACCCAAGGCTCATCGCAGCAAGTTTTTAAGCTAACATCGGTTTTTCGTAGTTGAACTGAAAACTTTCTAAACTCTGATTTTGTTACATTCCTTTTCATATTGCATCATTAATTCTTGAAACAAAAGTTACATTTTGTCCTATTTCGTTTGAGTTTATTTGACATTCCACCCATATTACCGTTGGGCTAACAACCGTAATTTTAGCCCTTGTTTCCGTCGGTAACGGTTGCAAAGGTAAATTTTGAGCTGTGTAGGCGTATGCTGTTGATATGCGCTTCATTGGTTCACCTAATGTTGGTCTAATTCCTATCCAGCCCCAAGCACCAACGCCCCACGTACTCACCAAATCGGTAATGGTATGGATAGCGCGGATTTTGTAAATTTGATTACTTACCATTGCGGTTACAACAACATTATCGCTATTGAGCACTTGGATTATCGAGGTCATTATGTCTGATTGGTCATAGTCAAGTAAAGTGATATCTCTCTCGAAATACCAACTATCTGTAAGTGCATTTAATTCGTATCTGAATGTTAACGAGTAGCCCATCAATCTAAGGTAGTTCACCCACTCAGCACTTTGCCCATTTTGGAGTAAATCGAAATCGTAAAAGTCAGGGAGTAAATTAATAACGCTTACCCAATCTCTCCAATTTGCCATTAAAGACAATGTCGCTTGTGTATTGTAAAACGTTGGTGTTTCGCCCGTAATTATCTCATACTTCAGATAATTTCTATCTGCTGAATCGAGGAATTGATTTTGGTTTTGATTGATATTTATTTGGTATTTTCCCGATACCATAGGCACGCCCTGAAAATTAAACAATATCGTTTGAAGGTTCGCCACAACTTCGCCATCAATGTCACGAATGCAGTCAATAGTGTATTTTAAGTTATTGTATATTCTGTTTTTCTCGAGTGGAATAAGTTGATAAAACAACATGTCATCTTCGGTGCATCCTGAATATGGCTCGGTTATCGCATCAGATAACGTTTGGGCATGGTTCAAAAATCCAGCATCTTTGTCATCTACTAAAATCGGTTGGTTTCCAGCAAATAGCCAAAAGTTTTGACTGATTATTTTAGTCACGTTGTCAAACTTACCCGCACCTCTGTTGACGTTAATAGCCAACCTATAAGGCACTGATTCACTTTGCGCCTGAACGTACATTAAAAATGGGTTATTTGGCTCAATTCTGAACACTACTTCAATAGTGCTGCCAACGGTTGTAACAACTAAGTTAGATATTACACATTGTTTTGAGTTTTTCACGCCATCAATGGATAGAGCCGCACTGTCACGAAACGAACCGATTTGATTTTGAAGCCTTGAAAATTCGTTGTTTTTTGTTTCTGAAAAGTCAAAAAATGAACCGATACTTAACTGAATATCCGTACTTACCACTCCAAGCGGATTTGACACCACAAAGGAAACGTAATTTACTTTGTTTGGCGCTAAAGATGGCAATACGATATTGTCAATATCTTGAATAACCAAGTCTGATAAAACGAAATTATCAATACCTTGATTGTAAGCCTCATTAAACCAGCCTGAGTTTGCCTGAGCGGTGTATGTTCCAATCATTGTAGCCGTTGGGTCGCCCTCTTCGGAAAACCCAATTACTTTTACATACGGCTTTATGCAACCTGCAGCCGTGTACCATGATGGCACTGTGAAGTTGTTCGCTTCGATTCCTAGCCATGAAATATAAGATATCGAAACAGAGTAAATGCGACCCAATAAAGATAATCGACACGCTGGATTATCAAAAAATCCGCCCGATTTATCGCCTATTTGAATCAAATCAACCGTGCCATTAACTAAGGGTAAAACACAAGTAAATTTATTTACCTCACCATCCCATAAACTCGCTACACCTCCAGCGCTGTCGTTCCTTACTAAGTTGTAAAAAATATCAATACTCTCAGGCACTTGCCTAGTATTGTTTACGATGTACATTTCTTGATTTACGCCTAAGGGAAACAATTGATTTACTTCCAACGCTGTAAATATGTTAGTCGTGAACGTCAACACGTTGCCCACAATAGATAAAACAACCGCTGTTTGGTTAATGTTAGTGCCGCCAACAACAACCGCATCAATATCCATTGAATCGCCTATCATAATACCATAATCAGCAAACGAGCCGTTAAGCATTGTTAACTGATTTAAGCCCGATATAATAAACTGATTGTTAGGTGAAGAATTAAAGTCAAATTGGAATGAAATATCAAATTCATGCTGAATCAACTGCCCTTCATTGAGTAAAGGAAAGGTTGTCTGAGGTCGCCCAAGCGTATTAAATCGGTGTTTAGATATTAAAATCATCTTTTATTTTTTGGTTATGAATACTTAATGACTCCAACGTTTCAGCATATTTTTGGTTGCATTTATCCAATTCAGCTTTCTGCTCAGGTGTTAAATTCGCAGACCTCAACGCCATGTCGACTGCATTTTGACCAAGCGCAACGGAATCCCGAATTGACTTTTCAAAGTTTACAAAAAATTGTTTATCTATCATAATAGTATTGTTTGAACGTTTGGCATAATCTCAATTTCCTCAAAATCAACTGTCGCGTCATTGTCGTCATCGTTGAACGCAACGTAATTAATTCTAACAACTCGATTGTTCAAAATTAGGTAATTATTTGATTCAATCTCTAATATTTTATCAATGCCTAAACCGCATGGCATACCTAGTGTAAGTTTAATTTGATTGTTCTCAGGTCGCAAGTCCGAATGATAAACTTGTTCAATCGTTTGAGTACCTATAAAAGCGTTTTGATTCGGCACTAATCGCGAACCATTACAATAGGCAAACTTAGTAACGGTAAAGTATTGGTCACTCAATCGCATTACATTCACTCTATCTTGTATTTGAGCTGCTAAGTTACCACCCGTGAATAAATCAACCGCCTCAGCGACCGTTTTAGCGAATTTCTCAACAAAGGACAACTTCTCTTTTCGTGTTGCCCGTGCCATTGGAATAGATACACTTTCGAAGCCGCGAATAGTCTTAATGTCAGGATATGGCGAAGTAATTAAATCCGTACTAAATTCATCAATAGAACCTCGTTGGTCATCTAATGTATTTATGTCTGCAACATCAATAGCATACTCAAATACTTTTCTTTTACTGATTGTATCTGCATACGTGACTAATGTCGTTTCATTTGGCATTACATTAAAATACTCGTTCAACAATCCGCTTGCATTTTGGATGTACCATTGTCGATTCTCTATACGTACAATGCCATTTTGAACCACCGTTTCTGCATTAAACGTATTCTCAACAAAGTCAATTAAGTCACCTATCGTTTGAAGGGAATCACGGTTCGTTGTATAGCCCTCAGTAAACGCCAACGAATTAGGGAAAAACACTTCTTGAAACCAAATCGGGTCTTTTTTCCTAAGTGGCACAGGAATGATTGTCGCGCCACTAAGTGAATCTAACAATGTTGATTGAAGGGTAAAGCCTAAATTAGCGCATGATTGCTCAACCATTCTTCTCAATCGCATGCACTTAAACTGTCGTATTGGTGGGAAAATAACTTTCAATATTTCAGAAACAACATTAATTATCGCTGCAAAAATAAGTATCGCATAAGCTACTCTAGCCGCCAAGCGTATCGCAGCTGCTATGATTGCACCAATTACGGGCATTGGTGGCACACCCGTTGGAATGACCGCTTCTTGAACATCCGCGATGCCATCCTGAATGTCTTTAATGCTTTGAGCGACCTCACGAAGTAACGAATATAACGCGATACTCAGTGAGATAAAATAGATGCCTTGTTGCGGTTGTATAATAACGTAATCAATCTCATTGAAGTCATTATCAACCCAATTCACAACGGACAACGACTTACCTTCAGCAAGGTTAATAAATGATTTCATTGCGCCACGTCTAATCATTTCGCAGTTAACAAAGTCGTCACCAATCTCAAAGTTTGACGTTGTGAAGTCAAGGTACATTTCGATTTGCGTATCTGCTGCATTCTGAAATATTATCGTGCATGGCATACCTTGACCACGTGAGTACTGCGCCACAAAGTCTAAAATTCTTTGCTTGTCCTCATTGAAGAATGTAAGCACATTGCTAACAGGGTTAAGCATCATTCGCTTTCTGTCGCGCAGGTCAAACTCGTAGTCTATCTCTAAGAAATTCTCAGGGTTAGCCTGAATGCCATCAAGTATAAATTCCATTATTTTCTGTATTTATATAAATGAACTCTGCTTAAATTACCTTTTTTATCATTCGTTGTTACATGAATGATGCTACCCAACTGCTCAGCTGTTATCTTTGATTCAATAGCGTTTTTAAGTATTCTATTTTGTTCCCTTAGTAACTCAATACTTGGGTCAACTTTCACACCTTGAGCCTGAACATTTGGCAACTTGTTGGATAAAATATCCATTGTGCTTTGATGAGGGATTATTTTATCTCCCTTATCTAACCACTTCAAACGCGGACCGCCATCTTGACCGAAGTCCTTAATGTTTCCGCTCTTATCCGTGTGCATTTCTGCGCCTTTCTCATCTACCCACGCGAAGCCCTCAGGCGCATTGTTTGTTCCCTTCCAAAATCCATCGAATCCAGCAAACAACGCTTTGACCGCGGACTGCAAAGCAATGGTTGAGCCTAATGCTTCACCCGTTGTTTTACCGTTGGCGATTTGATTACCTACATTTTGCAAAGCGAGCGTAATAAACTGCATGCGCTGTTTTTGCTTCTCTAATCGTTGTTGCTCTTTGATGGCTTCTCTACGCCTGCGCTCTTGGTCTGCGATAGATTGTTCATCGAGTATTGCGCCCTGATTAGCTAAATCTCTCAATCGGTTTATTTCATCCGTAGCTAACTGCTCGTCACGTTTAGCCTCCTCAATCTTTCTATCGGTTGCTTTTTCATAAGCGTTGATAATTTCTTGTTGTATATTATTGAGCGTGGCAGCAAGTTCTTTGAATCCATCCGTGACCTCCTTATTCGTTTCATCAATCACCTCGACTTGACGCGATAATAAGTCGTCATTAATTTGATTCAACTTTTCTTCACGTTCTTTTTCGAGTTCCAAAATGTCGTCAACGCGATTCATCTCAAGGAGTGTTTTTTCAGTCGCTAAGTCAACGGCTCTTTTCAATTCGTTAGCCGCGATTATATCTAATTCCTTTTGATAGTTTTGTTCAATTTCTAACAAATCATCTTTGGTGCTTTTAGCGATTAATTCGGCTTTTTGATTGTCAAGGTTTTCCAATTCCTTAGCCGCCTCATCGCTGTATTTCTTTTCCAATAAGGTCAATTCGTACTCATATTGAGCGAGCAAACCATCCGATTTGATTTTATTTATCTCATCTACTATTTCTTTTGCCTGAGCAATAGATGTGTCATTTGACATCAACAAATCTTCTAGTTCAGATTCTTTAACCTTAATAGCGCTTTGCTCTTCTAACTTCGCTATTTCTCTCAACAAATCAACCTGCCTTGACAAATACAAACTCGTTTCCTTAAACGCTACATTGCGTTCTTTTATCTTTGGAATTGACGCTGTGATTTTGTCCGTGTTATCCTCAATGGCTATTGAATTTACTTCTACTTCAATAGATGCATCTTGACTATTCGTGGCTATCGCTTTTAATTCTTCGTTGTATTTAGTAAGCCTAAGATTTATGCCCGATATTGATGCATCAGTTTTAAGCAGTTGTTTATCTAATTCAATGGTGCTAAAACTACTTCCAATCGCTTCACCCGACCTTGTGTTGGTGTTATCTCTGCTAAAATCACCAGGATTTAATCCAGCACCACTTAAAATACTAGCTGTCGCATCATCATTTACGCCAGCTTTGGTAACTTTATTTAATGCCGCTTGTTGTTTTATGAGAATTGCCTTTTTTTCATTCGCAAGTTTAATGTCATTCTTTACTTGACCTTCGATTCTTTTTAGTGCACTCTCTTTATCTTTAAGTAATTGTGTTTCTATTCTCGCTGTTTCCTGAGCGTTTTTAGATGCTGCAATATCTAACTTGAATTTTCTCTCGAGGGCTTGCATTTCATCTGCCAACTCAGCCGCCCTTGCAGATACCCGACCCGCTGCTTGTGTTTCTGATTTCTGCTTATAAATATCAAATGCCACAGACCTTTCACGTGCCGCCTTTGCTCCGCTGGCAATATCATAGAACATTTTAGCCACTTCAATTCCAGCTGTTAAAATAATCATCCACGGTATTGCACTCATGGCTCGACCAGAACTTTTCACCGCCTCACCGCTTGCAGTTGCTTGAGTAGCGAGGTTTTTTTGAGCCGCTGAATATGCCTTAGTCATTGGAATTTGCGCCATCATGCTTTTACCCAACGCCACGAAACTAAACCCTCTCGCCTTTTCGACTACTAACAACGATAATTGAACTGCTTTATACGCTGCATAAGCAATGACAACCTTGCCTAATACACCTACAATAGTGCCTAAGTTGGATATTAAGAATTGTAAAATACTGCCAAATACACCCGTTACCCTGCCCGATTCATCAATACCAAGAATAACTTTTTGCAATTCCTTTGTCAACTTTTCAAGCGATGCCCCAAGCGTGTTGTTTTTTACATTAAACTCATCCGTTACGCTCGTCAATTCTCTGCTTGCATCCGCTGCGATACCCTGCAAAACTCCCCATTCATCGGTTTTAGTAGCTAATACACCAACTATTGACGCTGCTCGTGCGCTCTCAACTCCGAAATCACCGAGCGTTTCCACCAATCCAAGTAAGCCCGATTCACTTGACTGCGCACCAATGGCGACTGATTTTAACGCTTCGATTGGATTCTCCGCTAACATCAATCTAAATTGGTCAACGGTCAAGCCTGCAACATCTGCGTAATGCTCTTGATTTGCAGCAAGCTCAGGAAGTAATTTATTTAATGTCGTTGATGCAACCTCGATACTCTGTCCAGAAGATGCAAACAACGCTCCTAATGCTTGTATTTCTTCTTGTGCAATGCCCGAAACAGACGCAACACCCGCCATTCTATTTGTGAAATCCAATATTTCGCCCGCAGTAGCTTTACTATTTGCGCTCAACTCGTTCATAATCGAGCCAGTTTTGAGCAACGCCTTACCGATTCCAAGTTCTCTTTCGTCACCAAAAGCCGAAGCAATACGCCCTAAACTTGTCGCAATCTCATCAGCCGTGCCACCTAAGTCATCACCCAATGCAACGAATACCATATCAGCAGATTGAACGAAGTCAAGGATATTTGCCTTACCTTCTATTCCTAATCTACCAGCCGCGGTTGTTAGTTCTTGTAAAGCGCCTACGCTTGTTCGCGTGTCAAGTTCTAATAGTTCATCCATTAAGCCACGAACCTCGACTTTGGTAAGCCCCGTTGTCTTTTGAATATCAGCTAATCCCTCATCGAAATCAACGAGAACGCCCAACGTTTCGCGTGCTATGAATCCAGCACCAAAAGCAATACCAAGCGTGCCGAGCGTGCTGTTTAAGCCCCTTAAAGCGTTTTGATAATTACCGACTTTTCTTTGGTTATCTCCTACTGTGGCATCGAGTTTTTTAAGTTGTGTATCACCTTGCTGCGCTGCACGTGTAACGTCACGGTATTGACTAGATAAATCTTTGTAAGCCTTAGTGTTTTTTCTTCCAGACCTTTCAAGGTTCAACAACTCAGCACCGAGTTTTTTAGATTCGTCTTTAAGTCGTTGTGTATTGCTTGTTAGCTGCTTGTAAGCGTTGTTTTTATCCGCATCAAGTTTCTTTTGGCGAATCAATGCCTTCTCATCGCGTGCTTGTTGTGCTGCACGTGACTTGTTTTCTTTATCTAATTTCGCGTTGTAGCTGTCGATAGATTTTTCTCGCGCCTGATTCAATCGTATCTCGCCAAGTCGCGCTGTTTCCAACTGCTTTTCAAGTTGCAATTGTGTTTTTTTAATGCGCTCAGATTCTTTAGAAGTTGCGTTTGACTTCTTCTCTATCTCAACAAGTTTAGCCAAATCAGTGCTTGTTGACGTGGCATTAATGGATATTTCTTTGTAACTTTTCGAGAGTTTTTTAAGCTCAATATCGTACATCGCAATGGACTTAAGCGATGAATCAATGGTATTCTTTACATCAAGAAAGGGGTTGCCTTCAAAAATGTCACTTTTTCTTATTTTCTCGCTCATAATTCGCTATTATTGTATAGTACTCATCTACTGTTATTACCTTGCTGTCAAGTCTAAAGCCCATCCATTTACTAAGTGTTACCAATGTGCTTATGGTTGTTGTTTGTGGCTTGCTTTCATCTTCAGGAGCCTTGTCAAGTTGTGATTGTTTTATCTGAACCTGAGTTAAATAATAGTCATCCATCGTGTCAATGAATGCGCATTGTAATTGAATGATTGACTTTAATGTATTTATTTTATTGTCTAAATCTTTTTTGTGGTATTTCTGAATATACTTTTCATACAATTCGTTAAATGCCATAACGTCTTTTTTGCTCCATTTCTTTGTTGGAGATACTCGCATAAATTGATATTGCCCTGATAGACATTGCTCAAAATTGAACAGCGTTATTTCATTAAGTTCCGAGTAGTATTCTTTTTGCATAGGTCAAATAGCTATATCTAATTTTCTGTACTAAAATATCCATGTTTTCTTTTGTCAATCCGATTATACCCGTGCCATATAAGTCGAATAAATTATCATCATCTTTTTTCGCGTTGGCGTTTATCTCAAATAAGTCATTGTAAACCACAACGAACATTGACCGATAAAACTCGCCTGAATCCTCTAACGTGTAATGGTCACCTTGCTGCTTTTCACCCCTACTTATAACTTCAGTAGCGTAACTATACTCACCAATTACATTACCGAATTTATCAACACCTTGCTCAAATAACTGTTTTCTTTGAATCATTGTTATTATCATCAATCTGTTATTGGAAGTGAAGAAGTCGAACCATGCAAGCGATTCGCTCAGCAGTGATGCCCTTCTTAACATTTGGTGATATTTCGTGTTTCCTATTGCCATAATAAAAAGGGGTGAACATTTGCCCACCCCCTAACTTTACTTTGTTTTTAGTTTATCTTTTGGCGGTTGCGGTGTAATTCCATTCGCTTTATTCCAAGCATCTGTTACGACTATTGTTGGTGTATCTGAACACACGAACAAAGCCCTAGATAGCGGAATACTCGCTAACCACTCTATGTTAAACCTTTTACCTGCTACGACTAGCATGTTACAAAGCAACAATTCCAGAAACTTTACCTTCAAAGCCCTGAGTCAATACACCCGTAGATGCCTTGAATACAGAGATTCTAAGCAAGTCACCAGCTGTTTGAGTAGCCGTTGTTGCAATATACTGCCCAACAATAACTGGGTCGGCAACCAAAGAAACCACCGCAACAGGTAAGCCCGTTGTAGTATTTAAGATTGTCGCATTTGCAGCGATTAAGCCCGCAATTGGAATCAACGTCAATGCAGTTCCAAACGTACCAACAACATTCAATTGAATAGTCGTGTCAGTCAATGGGTCAGCCGTAACAATAACATCAACCAAGCCTTTAAGCTCAAGTGGGTTATTCACACCAAAACTCAAAGATGGCACTAACCATAATTTAGCATGATTGTCGCCTCTTTTGAACTCCAAAGAAACCATGATTCGGGCAACGTTTGCATCGTCCATATCCATGTACTTAGCTGACCAAGATTGAGTATTAACCAATCGAGGAAACAACATTGTTGCCGTTGCGCTGTCCTTGAACCCGCGAACATTTCCGCAATTGTCAATCTCGATAATACCGAAATCCTGACAAAATCCTGAAATTTTCCCGTAGAATTGAGCACTTGCGCCCCACAATTCCCACAACTCAGACTTAATGCCTGGTCTTAATTTGAAGTTTTCCCCTCCATTCGTTGTCGCGAATTGGTCGTCCTCTTGTGCAGGTACGAAATTCTTAATGTCATGGATAGGATAGAATCGCTGTGTCGGGTCAATGTGATTTACTTTTGCAAGCAACTCAACACCCAAATCAGCTACAGACAAATCTAGACCATTCCTTACGCCCGCAGCGGACAATAAAGGGACAATAAACATACTTGTCTTAATATTGAACAATTTTTGGCTTAAATAGCCCGTGTTCTGTGTATCACCTGCGCACCCGCAGCCTACGATATTACTCATATTTTTAGTATTTAAAAATTTAACAAACTTTACAATTGCCTAAGAATTTTAAAGGTATTCTCAAACCTACGCCACTCAAATCATCGGATAGAATCCTCTTAGCGTTACCCTTGTCTTTGCTGTTGTTATGTAATTCAACACCAAATTTAGGTTCGTCTTTAATTTTCCATCCATCCAAATCAACGAATTGTCCGCTTTTTTTCACCGTATCAACAAAGTACTGCGCTAGATTGTACATCGGATTCACCGCCTCCTTATCGTGGTCTTCATTCGTCCACTCATTGAAGTTGGCTTGGTCAAGAAAGTAAATCACTGGCTCAACCTCCATTTTAACCGAATTTGACTTGCTATTGAATTTCTCTTCGTACCCTCTCACTAACCAAATTAATGGCGTTTTGCTTGAGGTATCGCTATCCATCAATAGATATTCGTTATTAGCGCTAATCCATTTTCCTTGCAGAAAATACGGGAGTTCTGTTACCGTGACATACAAGCCTTGAAACGCTCCTGTTGTGCCTAAAACGTCTATATACTCGTTGTTCAATACATTGGTGACTAAATACTGATTATTTTGAGGGTCTAAAACTCCTGAACCAGCCTTCAAGTGCAATGTTTTGCACATGAATAATCTGTTTCCAACGATTTCACGGATAGGTAAATTCCAATCCATGTCCTCGACAATTTGCTTCACTATCTCAAAAGTTCTCGTCATTAGTCAATCATGATTTGTTTCGTTATGCCTTTATACGCATCGAAATTTGAACCTAAGTACTTACCCATTTCATTCCAATCTTTTACACACTCGTTGTAGCGTTGTCTAAGAACAAGGGCAGTCATGACCTGATTGGAATTTTCATCAATCTGATACACGACCCCCATGTTAGTAACGCGATACGGTAAATCTCTAACATATTGCACGTAGATAATACCAGTAAGCAGCGATTTTAAGCCAAACCCAATCAACTTTAAGTCATCCCATATCGCAGCATCCTCATCAAGAACGAACAAGTCACCAAGTTCTTTTCCAAATAATTCATGAATCGTTACCAATTCATATCGCGTAATATAGGGTGTCAATTGAGTGAAATTGTTTGTAGCAACCAACCATTTACCCGTAAAATCTGCCGTGCCTACCATGTTATGTTGGAGTTATCTCAGTTATAATAGTCTCAAATGGACTTGAAACAACCGCATACGGATAATTAGAAGGACGTGCAACACAAAACGGAGCTTCCATCAAGAAGTTCAAAATGTTCTGACGCATATTCGTGTACGGGTCAGACTTCAAGCGAACTACACCTAAGCCGAATTTCAATTTAGCCCAATCAATAACAGCAACCGAACCAATAGCCAACAAATCGCTATTAACTTCAATGATTCGAAGTTGATTTGTTCCGATAACCAACGTTTGACCATTGTTTATCAAACGAATTGAGTCACCATTTGACAAGCTGTAATGCCCATCTAAGCCCTTTGTTGCGAACATCATTGATACATCAGCCGAGTTCAACACAACGTGCGATGGCTTGTACTTTAACAACTTCATTGAAGTGGCTACGGCATTGATGGCATCAAGTCTGTTTGCCTCAACAACCGTGTAACCAACAGGCACAACGAATGGTGTAGCGTAAGACATTACACCATCAGCAACGGTGAACACTTTCTCTTCCAATTCCTCAGTAAGTAAGCTTCTGAAATGGTTGTTAACCTCTGTCATTAAGAAGTCAGCACGATTCAAAAACTCCTCAGCGATTTGGAAATAGATAGCGATTTTGTCGCTTTCCTTTGATTTGCGGGCATACTTTACCGTTCCAATAGGCTTCAAGTTTGCTTCATTCACAGTCAACGGCACTCCGTTTTGGTCTTCCGGCTCAATCCATTTCAAGCCATCACCAATGCGAAGTGGTGTAGCGTTACGCATTTCATTGAGCAACGTCAATTCTCTGCGTAAATCAGGCGCGAAACCTGTTTCAATAGCACTTTCAGACAACAATAAAGCGTCAAGGTTTGCTTCATCACCATCGAATGAGCCGCCCGTAATCACCTGAATGTTGAATAAATTGTCAACCTTCAACACCATATCAATTTGCTTCTCAGCGTTTGATTTAGTTTTGTTAGCGTCAATTTGTTCCTTGATTGCTTGACGTAAAGTTGTACGGTGTACTTCTTTGTTTTCAGTCAACTTGTTCAAGGTTTCCGACATCTTCTGCATGTCGCCATCGAGTTTGTCGAAATCCTCTTTTGTTACCAAGCCCTTTTCATTAAGGGTTGCGATTTCGGTTCTAAGCGACTCAAGGTCTGCTTTAGATACTGTTTTGTCTAGTCTATCATTGATAGATTTAGCCATTTGTTCTGGAGTTAAATTATCTTCCATTTTTTAAAGATTTAAAGATTTAATAAATTTGTTCATTTCAATTTGCTGAGTGTTTTTCAACGGCTCATCTATATTCGAGTGCTCTCGCGGCTCGTAATTTTTTACATACAATGTTGGTGTAATGGGATTTGACCCAAACACAACCGCGCTACCTTCGCGCTTTACTGCCTCAGTAACTACCCAAAAGAAGCCGTATTCATCAGCAACATCAGGGTTAACAGCCTCCATCTTGTAACGCTCAAAGAACGCCATGTTTTTTTCTGAATCCTCATCGTAATACGCAAGCTCTAGTTTGCCCATTACGTATAGCATTCCGACACTATGATTCATCACTTTGCCCTCAGCGTATTGCCTAAACATAAACGGGTTATCCTTTTCAGATAATGTAAACGTGCTGAGATTGGCTGTAAATTCTTTGTCACTGAATCCGAACTGATTGAAGTTCATCACCTCATTTGTATTCAGACCTTTGCGATTCATTACATGCGTGAAGTTGCCTTGATGCTCTTGCAGCATGTAAGTTGACTTATTCTCCGTGACTGACTTATTCCACGTTTTGAACGTATGCAGGTCTAAGTGTGAATCAATGATGTTCGTGGAGTTGATAATCGCTTTAACCTCGATTACATCGCCTTTAATGTCCTCAATCAATGGCGTGAAGTTACTTTCAAGCGCATTAATATCAATAGCTTTATTTACATTGTTCTTGTACTCAGCAAGTTTCAAGCGTACAATGTCGTCAATGTTCGACTTTATAAATCGAGTTAAGTCCATTTTTGAGGTGAACTTTTTATCGGGGATTTGCTTAATGGCGTACATTACTTCTTTTTTGCTTTTGGACGTGGCGCAACCCTTGGCTTATCCTCGTCAGTCTTTTCAATAACTTTGCCGAATTGCTTTTCTCTTTGCTCTTGGAGCATTCTCATAAATGCGTTCATATCTATAAATTAAAGTAGTTTTTATATTCTTCTTCGGTAATCATTCCCTTCAATAACCAATCATCGTAAACCTCTTTTTTTACTTTCAAGCACTCAGCATCAGTTTTATTCACGGTGGATTCCTCTTTCTTATTCTCTTGCATGAGTGGCATGTGTTCAAATGAACCAATCAATTCGCCCTCGCGACTAGGATAAGCCAAATTTAATGAACTCGCAATGCTATCAACCTCGATTTGTGCCGTTGTTTGAATGTAATTCTTATACGCTTGCTTTTGGTTCTCGAATGTTGACCCTTGCATCATGGCTGTGAGTAACTCTTTAGGTAAACCAAATGCACCAAAAAGAATCAAAGCGTTTTGAATAAGCGTTTCGGATAGCTTCAACTTAGCCACGTCAACCATAGTTGATTGGTACTTAATCGGAGCGTTCAACATGCGGATGCTCTTTTGACCCGTTAAACTACCGTACTCAGTTTGTAACAACCTTTCTACTTCATCTTTCTCCTCAGGTAGTAACGCGATACCAATTCCTGAAGCATCCTTCGTGTC